CAGTTTGAGTGTGATAAAGGTACTGCACAAGAACTGAGTGATTACTTTACTTTTTATGTTCCTGGTTATCAATTTACACCTGCATACAAATCTCGTATGTGGGATGGAAAAATAAGATTAGCCGACCTTCGGTCGTTTACAATCTATCATGGACTTGTTCCTTACATTGAAAAGTTTTGTAAAGAAAGAGATTATGTATTAGAAATTGATTCAGATATCTCAACTACTGAAAACTATTCGGTAGTAGAAGCAAAACAACTTATTGATACTTTAAATTTGCCACATGAAGTTAGAGACTATCAATTAAAGTCTTTTATTCATGCGATACGCAACAAGCGTATTTTACTACTGTCACCAACGGCTAGTGGCAAAAGTTTAATTTTATACCTTATTGTTTGTTATTTACAACAAGAACATAAAAGAGGATTGTTAATTGTTCCCACAACCTCACTTGTTGAACAGATGTATAGTGACTTTGAATCGTATGGATATGATTCAGAAGAATATTGCCATCGTCAATATGCAGGTAAAGAAAAACATACAAACAAGTTTCTTACCATTACTACATGGCAATCAATCTATAAAAACGACAAAGAATACTTTGAACAATTTGACTTTGTTCTTGGTGATGAAGCACACCAATTTAAGGCCAAATCGTTGACAACTATTCTTTCAGGTTGTTCTAACGCTAAATATAGAATAGGAACAACAGGTACTTTAGATGGTACACAAACACATCGCCTTGTATTAGAAGGTTTATTTGGACCTGTTTATAAAGCAACATCTACATCCGAACTCATTGAGAAAGGACAACTTGCTGACTTTAAAATTAAATGTCTGATATTAAAATATCCAGAAGCAACTTGCAAGATGGCAAAAGATTGGGACTATAACACAGAAATAGATTATATTGTCCAAAACAAAAATAGAAACGATTTCATTCGTAACTTATCATTGTCTTTAGAAGGCAACTCTCTTATATTATTTCAATTCGTTGAGAAACATGGAAAAGATTTATATGCAAATATTAAAGAACACGCAAAAAATAGGCATGTATTTTTTGTATTTGGTGGCACCGATGTTGAGATTCGTGAATCAGTTCGGTCAATTACTGAAAAAGAAACAGATGCAATCATTGTTGCTTCTTACGGCACTTTTAGCACTGGTGTTAATATCCGTAACCTTCACAATATCATATTTGCCAGTCCATCCAAATCCCGCATCCGTAATCTTCAGTCAATAGGTCGTGGACTTCGTATAGGTGAAAATAAAACAGAGGCAACACTATTTGATATTGTTGATGACTTTCGTGTAGGCAAATTTGCCAATTACACATTGAAACATTTCATCGAGCGTGTTAAAATATACGATGAAGAAAAGTTTAATTACAAGTTTTACAACATAGAAATAAAAAATGGAACTAACTCCTAATAACAACATAAAAATAGTAAGACTTCAAAGTGGTGAAGATATTATGGCAGATATCATTGAAGATGAAGAAAACGATACCATCTTTTTAGATAACCCAATGCATATTATCTTTAAAAGAATACCTACAGGTCAAACTGTAATGATGATGATGCCTTGGTTGCCAATTGAAATTATTAAAGAGAATAGTGCAATTGTTTATTCTTCAGACATACTTACAATTATTGAACCTAAAGAAGATTTAGTTGACTATTATGGCACAGTTGTGATTGAGGCACAACAAAGAATGGAAGAAAAAAGAGACTTCTCGAATGAAGAAGAAGATGATTATGATGAGGAAGAAATAGATGAAGAAGAATTATTTGAAGTGCTTAAAGAAAAAAAGAAACACAAGTTACATTAATTTTCAAAAGGGACACCGAGATGATACACTTTGTCAAGCTCTTTGTCAACAGTTAAACAGGTAAATATTATGGCTAAAACAACTAAACACTATGTAAACAACGCAGACTTTTTGTCGGCTTTAATTGATTATCGTGACAAATGTGCGATTGCTAAAAAAGATGGCAAAGAAGATCCTCAGATTCCAAACTATATTGGAGAGTGTTTCTATAAAATTGCTGACCATCTATCACGCAAACCTAACTTCATATCATATTCTTTCCGTGATGAAATGATTTCAGATGGTATTGAAAATTGCCTAATGTATTTCCGTAATTTTGATCCTGACAAATCAAAGAACCCATTTGCCTATTTCACACAGATTATTTACTATGCCTTTTTACGCCGTATTATGAAAGAGAAAAAACAACTCTATGTCAAATACAAGGCAACAGAACAGTTTGGTATTCTTGATGAACATGAAATGTTTGAAGATGAAAATGGAAATATGAGGCAGTTTGAATTGTATGATAACATTTCTGAGTTTATTTTTAACTTTGAAGAAAACAAACGCAAGAAGAAAGAAGGCAAGACTAAAGGCCTAGAAAAATTTATGGAAGAAGAATTACCTGAATAACTATTGACAACCTCTCAAAAAGGCGATATAATGGATAGATTAAAAATTGAGCATCATATAAAACATCTCCAAGAAATGCACGATGGTTTAGATAAAGATATTAAAGAAGAAGAAAAACATTATGGTAACGATGCATTAGTTACCTTTCTCAAAAAGAAAAAACTTAAACTCAAGGATGAAATAGAAGGTTTCAAAAGCCAATTAATATGAAATTATGCATTTTGGGTGACACTCACTTCGGTGCTCGAGGTGATTCTTTAGATTTTCACAAATACTTCCAAAAATTTTATGATGAAGTATTTTTTCCATACCTAATTGAAAATGATATTAAGGTAGTCTTTCAGATGGGCGACTTGTTCGACCGCCGAAAGTTTATCAATTTCAATTCTCTTTACCTGTCTCGCAAATACTTTTTTGAAAAGTGTGAACGATTAGGTATTCAATTACATACCTTGATAGGTAATCACGATGTTGCCTATAAGAATACACTTGAAGTAAACTCACCATCTCTATTATTAAATGAATATAGTAATATTGAAATCTATGAAGAATTTGATACCGTAGATTTTGATGGTGTATCAATCGATGTTGTGCCTTGGATTTGTGATGATAATGTAGATGATATATTTAACCGAATGAAAGAATCTAAGGCACAAATTTGTTTTGGTCACTTTGAGATTGCCGGTTTTGAAATGGATAGAGGCAATGTTTGTGAAAGTGGTATTGACAAACAATCATTATCCAAGTATGATGTAGTGTTAACAGGACACTTTCATCACAAATCAACAGATGGTAATATTACCTATGTTGGCACTCCCTATGAAATGACATGGGCAGATTGGAATGACCCAAAAGGTTTTCATATCTTTGATACTGAAACCCGTGAAATGAATTTTGTGAAAAACACCTTTTCAATGTTTCACAAAATTACATATGATGATGGTAAAACAACCTTTGAAGATTGGAAAGAATATGATTTTTCAAAACTCAAAGAGTGTTATGTTAAAGTTGTTGTATTGAATAAACAAAATCCATTCTTGTTCGACCATGTGATAGACAGTCTTTATAAAGCAGGTGTTTCCGATTTATCGATTGTTGAAGATTTTACAGATGTGAATGTTGATTTAGACCAAGACATTATTGACCAAGCAGAAGATACTATAACTATACTTTCTAAGTATATTGACAATTTAACACTTGATGTTGAACCTGAAAAACTTAAAACATTAATGCGTGAACTTTATGTTGAAGCATTGAATACAGAAGTGGCTGAATGATACTATTTAGATATGTTCGTTGGAAAAATTTACTAAGCACCGGAAATTACTTTACAGAAATCAATCTGTCGGGTAACACTAACACATTAGTTGTAGGTGAAAACGGTTCAGGAAAAAGCACGATGCTCGATGCGTTGTGCTTTGCTCTATTTGGCAAACCATTCCGTGATATCAACAAACCTCAATTATTGAATTCGATTAACAATAAAGATTGTGTCGTTGAGGTTGAATTTGATACTGGCAATAAAGCATATAAAATCATTCGTGGTATCAAACCAAATGTATTTGAAATTTATTGCAATGGTGAACTTGTCAATCAAGATGCCGCTGTAAGAGACTACCAAGAATACCTAGAGAAGTTTATTCTCAAACTAAATTACAAATCATTTACACAGATTGTAATTTTAGGTTCTGCATCATTTACTCCTTTCATGCAATTGAAATCGGCAGACCGCAGAGAAATTATTGAGGACTTACTTGACATTCAAATCTTTTCTACCATGAACTCATTGGTAAAAGACCGATTGAGTAACAACAAAGATTTGGTTGCAAACAAGAAACATGAAATAGATTTGGCAACACAGAAACACGATATGCAAAAAAAACATATCGATGAGTTGAAGCAAAACAATGAAGATAAGGTGAAAGAGTATGAGACAGAGATTCAATGTAATAGCGATACCGTATCCTCCTTATTGGCAAATGTTACCATCCTTACAACAGAGGTCGAAACATTGCAGAACTCTGTGGCAGTTAAAATTGAAACAGAGGCTAAGGTCAAGACGATTACAAAACTTGAATCTCAAATTGAAAGTAACTTATCCAAATTTCGTAAGGATATCGGTTTCTTTCAATCGCATGATAATTGTCCAACATGTAGGCAAACCATTGCCATGGAGTTTAAAGAAGAAGAACTTACCAACCTTTCTACCAAAGTTACAGAATGTGAACATGGACTCTCGCAACTTGAACAGAAATTAAATGCAGAACAAGAAAAGTTAAATGACATTGCAGAAAAACAAAAAGAACTGCAACGAAAACAAGTTGAAATTGCCACATACAACACAACAATCACCGAAACAAATAAGATGATTGTTCGTTTGCAGAAGTTGGCAGAAGAATTGAAAAACTCTAAAACGGTATCTGATAAAGAAGAAAAAGAATTAAGTGACATAAAAGAATGCTTAACCAACTTAAAGAACGATTTAAGAATGTTTATCGATGAGAGAACTTATTATGAAGTTGCAGGTAATCTACTGAAAGATACGGGCATCAAAACAAAGATTGTCAAACAGTATCTACCTGTTATCAATAAATTGGTGAACAAATATTTGGCATCATTAGATTTCTTTGTAAACTTTAACCTAGACGAATCATTTAAAGAAACAATCAAGTCTCGCCACCGTGATGAGTTTACATACAATAACTTCTCTGAAGGTGAGAAACAAAGAATTGACATGGCCTTGATGTTGACTTGGCGTGCTGTTGCTAAGTTAAAGAACTCATCTAACACCAATCTATTAATTTTGGATGAGACATTTGATTCTTCACTAGATGCCAATGGTACAGAAGAACTGATGAAAATCCTACATATGTTAGAAGGTGTAAACCTATTTGTAATTTCACATAAAGGTGATATATTGCAAGACAAATTTGCCAATGTTATTCGATTTGTAAAAGAGAAAAACTTTTCAAAAATAGTGAAATGAGAATGTTATGGACTTAGAATTTATTTTTAACAATTTTATTGCAGTAGAAAAAAATTTAGGAATTGATAATAAACAACTTGAAAAATATTGTTTAGAATTAAAAGAAAAGAATAATGGTAGAAAAGTAAGTAATTATGGTGGTTGGCAAAGTAATGATTTGCGTTTCGATGATAAAGATATGAAACCTTTGTTGGATGTTGTTGTTGAAAAAATGAATTCACTAAAAGAGTATCTTGGATTTAAACACGATAAAAAGGTATCAATTGAAAATTATTGGGTGAATATTAATCAAAAAGGAGATTTCAATAAACTCCACAAACACCCGTTTTCATTATTTTCTGCTTCGTATTATGTAAAAGTTCCTAAAAATTCAGGACAAATTCATTTTATGAATCCAATCAATGAACATAATTATACAATTCGCCAAGAAACAATAAACGAATTTAATTATTTTAATTCAAATGAATGGCATGTTCAACCAGAAGAAGGGACTTTAATTGTTTTTCCATCTTGGTTAAATCATTTAGTTTTACCAAATGAAGGTGAAGAAGAACGAATTTCTATTGCCTTTAATACACAATTAGTTTGAGGATATTATGAGTGAAACATTAATAATTGATACAGGTGCGGCAATTGGAATGCCGACACAACAAGTCAGAGTAGAACCTTTGCCGTTGTATGATGAAAATCATCCAATGTTGAAAGTTCAAATACCAGAATACAAATTTGATTTGCCAAATCCACTAATGGAAATGTTAGTCAAAAGATTGAAGATGACAATGAAACTATATGGCGGTATCGGTCTATCTGCCAATCAATGTGGTGTGTTTGAACGGGTATTTGTTATTGGTACAGACCACTTTCAAATTGCATGTATCAATCCACGAATCATAGGGCAAGCACCATCAACAATTAAAGCAGAAGAAGGTTGCCTCTCTTTTCCAGGACTTCATGTTAAACTAGACAGACCAGACTGGGTTGAGGTAGAGTTTACAAATGAAATGGGTGAACTAAAACAAATGAGACTTGAAGGTATAACTGCCAGATGTTTTCAACATGAACTTGACCACATGAATGGTATTCGTATGATTGACCATATTGGTCCTGTAGCATTACAAATGGCACGAAAGAAACAAGAAAAGATTATTAAAAAAATTGTTCGTCATAAGAAAAAATGAAATTAACAATCACACGCCTTAGAAGTGGCACAAATTACAAAACTCCACTCCATGATATCATGGATTCTTTTTATGAGTTATACAAAGAGTATATCTCTAAGAATTCGCAACACAATTATGGTGTGTGTAACTTTGGTTGGAATGCAGCCAATCGTAAAAAACTAGATGACATACTTGATGCAGATGTTGTAATCATTCCAAGTGAGAATGAATTTTTTCAACACATCAAAGGGTATGTTGACCCAAGGCATAAAGAAAGGTCAGATGAATTCATACATCAAATTGGTGAACATCTGGCAAATAAACATGTCATTCTAATGCGTAGTGACCGTGCTGATAATGAAGAACTCTATCGCACAAGAACATTTAAAGACCAAACAATTGGCAAGTTTTCAATTTTTGATGAGATGGATATACCTGGTGGTCTCCACGGCGTGAAGTATCATTTCATTAAAGAAAATATGCCGATGCGATTATTTGATGATGATAGGCAATACGATTTCATTTATTGGGGTTGTGATAAACGCAAACTCATTGATAACATTGAATCTGGTGATGAAAGACACCTAGTATTCAAACGAATTAAGAAAGATGCCAAAATAAAATCTTACTTTATTGGCAAATATAACTCAATTGTGCCTGACAAGAAGATAGATTCGATGTATAATCTATTAAATGATTTAACTGGTGCAAGGTCAACTCTCTGCTTTAATTGGTTGGATCCTGCCGCAACAACAAGTCGATACCACGAAGCCATTGCCTGCGGCATTCTTCCATTTGTTTGGAAGAATTATGATTGTAATAACACTTTGGTTGCTGACCAATGGCAGAGAGTTGATTCAGTTGAAGAACTGTATGAGAAAATGCAAGATGTAGATAAGATGTTTCCTGCAATTGAAGATTATTATGTGCGTAATACAATGAAACCCAAATCATGGTACTACGAAAAATTTGAAAATAGAATGAATGAGATATTGAATGGCGTATAGTTTTGATCCAAAAGATGATGTAGAAGCCCAATGGCAGAAGTGGTCTAATTCTGGTATTGAATACACAGATGTTGACTTTGAACATTTAAAAGAACGGACAATCAATGAACTGACCTATGTGTCTGCCATGGATGTTCGTGAATACACACTCTTTCAAAAATGGTGTGAAGTGCAAGAAAAATATCCTACTGTTACAGTCAATGATTTGTGGGAAGGTGAAAAGAAAGTTCTTGCAGATGAGAAACAACGCCGTGCAATTGCAGAAGTTAAATCAAACTTTTGGATTCAAAAAGACCCTGATGATTATCTTAAATTACAACCTGAATTAGTATATACAAACAAAGAAGAAGATTTGCCTGAATTGTGGAATACGATAAGAACATTTTCATCCACAATGAAAAACAATTCAAACATTGGCAGAAATCTCAATTTTGTTGTAAGAGATAAACCAACTAAGAAGTATCTTGGTGTTATTTGTATTAGTTCTGACTTCCTTGATTTGACACCAAGAGATAACTTTATCGGTTGGTCGAGAGAAATCAAAACACAAGGTGCAATGATTAATCATACTGCAATCGGTTCTACAATTGTGCCATTACAACCACTTGGTTTTAATTATGTTGGCGGCAAATTACTTGCACTATTATGTTTATCCGATCCTGTGCAAGAGTTGTGGGAAAAATTATATGGTGATAAACTTGTCTCTGTAACGACCACATCACTTTATGGTAAAACTAAGGCAGGTGGTCTGTCACAATATGATAACCTTGATTATTGGCAACCTATGGGATTCACCTCTGGTTCTGTATCATTTGAACCATTGAGAGATACTCGTTATCTAATTAGAGAATGGTTAAAGAAGAATCACACAAGAAAATATTTCGAATGGTATGTCGCCAAGAAACCATCAGGTCAACCTCATAAGAGAGACCACAAGAATCGGTCATTGAACTTTGCATATTCTCAGTTGAATATTCCAAAAGAATTGATTCGTAGTGAACATGCTCGTGGCATTTATTACACACCACTCTATGATAAGAGTTGTGAATTCTTACGAAAAGAATGTGAAGTAAAAGATTTAACAAAGTCATTTGATACAAGTGTGGAACATTTGGTTGATATATGGAAACAGAAACATGCCAAACCTCGTATCAAACAACTTGTCAAAAAGAATAATGTATCTACCGAATCATTGTTCTATGATGACCTTATCTACCTAACTTGGGAAGAAACTAAGGCAAAGTATCTACCACAAGTCGGCAGATAATGAAAAAACACTTGACAATTGACTACATATAAGATAGAATGTCCTTAATGCGGTGAGTCCGAGACAACCTACCCCCGTAGGCAGACAGGTTTAACTCCTGTTAACCGCTCCAAATACTTGTTCCTGTTGACTTCCTGACTGTTGTTTTTATGCAACATAGCTGGTTGACAATTTGGAATACCCGTGATATAATATAGTGTATAGTGACAAAAGGACATTACATGCTATTTACTGCTGAACAAAAATCTCAACTTGCCAAACTAATGGCAACTGAGAACCTTACGGTTGAACACCAAAAAATTCAAACCGCTCGATTCGACCCACAAAATCGTATCCTATATCTCCCAATCTGGCAAAATATGACTGGTTCTCTTTATGACCTGCTTTGCGGTCATGAGGTCGGTCATGCACTTTATACACCCGCTTCAGGTTGGCATGATGCCGTTGTTGATGAATCAAAAGGTAAAGGATATAAATCTTTTCTCAATGTGGTCGAAGATGCTCGTATTGAGAAAAAAGTAAAACGCAAATACCCTGGTCTCACAAAGCAATTCAAAGATGCTTATGCTGAATTGATAAAGAGAGACTTTTTCGGTTTGCGTAACCGTGATATTAATACAATGGCATTTATTGAGAGATTGAATATTTTTACCAAATCTCAATATACCATGCCTATTGAATTCTCTGCTCAAGAGGAACTTTTAGTTAAAAAAGTCCAAGCATGTGAAACTTGGGAAGATGTTGTTCGTGTTACCAATGAAGTGTATGCTTATTCTAAAGATGAACAATATGAAATGATGTTGCAAGATTTTCAATCATTCAATTATTCTGATGAATATGGTGATAATGATTATGATTACGATTATGATACCGATGGTGATGATTATGACGGTGATGAATTCAATGAAGATTCTTCCGTAAAATCAAAGTCTGGTGATTCTGGTGAAGAATCAGAAGAATCGAATGATGGTAATGATGGCGATGGCAATGGTGAGAAAACCGATAAACAATCCAAATCTAATTCTAATTCGGAATCTGATTCTGATGGCGGTGAATCAACCAAAGATTCTAATTCTGAAGGTAGTGATTCGTATAATCGTTACAAAGATTCTGAACCTGCAACCCGTGATATGTTTAATCCAATATGCGAGACTGACCAAAACTATCGTGCCAATGAAGTTTTGCTTTTGGATGAAAAGTGCAAAGAGTATTTGTATCTAACATTCCCAAAACCAATTCTTTCAAACATTGTTACACCTGCCAAACGGGTGCAAGAATTGTTGACCAAACACTATCAGCATGAAATTGCCAGAGGT